AGCACCATCAACAGCTTATAATCCTGATGGAAACACAGTTGCATTATTACATTTTGATGGGGTAGATGGTTCAACATCAATAATAAACAGTACTGGAACTTCTGTATTTGAAACAGACACATTGCCATCTGGAGTTGCAGGAACTGGTGCAATTGGAACTATAACATTATTTATTACAGTCGATGCTAACGTCACTGGCGTAAATGGCACTGGTGCAATTGGTGCAGAAACACCAGAATCAGAGATTAATGAAACTGGTGTCGCTGGTACTGGAGCTACAGAAGCATTTGGTGTAAGTGGTAATGGAAACATTCTGTTACAAGTAACTGGTGTAAGTGGTATAGGAGCAACTGGTGCAGTTGGTGAAGAAGTAGGGGTTTCAGAGGCAATAGAGACTGGCATAGCTGGAACAGGAGCAATAGGCACATCAAGTATAACCTTTGATTATTCATCATGGGGAGACGCTACTTGGGGTGATGGAACTTGGGGTGAATAAATGAATTATACAGAATTAGTAGCAGACATACAAAACTTTATGGAAGATGATAGTACAGAATTTCAAAATTCTATACCTGACATTATAACGCAAGCAGAGGCAATGATATTTGCTAGATTACCTAGTTTACCTTGTTACAGACAAAAGCAAAGTGCTAACCTTGTAATTGGTACTGCAGAATATGCAGTAGCTAACGCTAGAATGATTAGGCAAGTGTCAGTGACTAAAGCAGATAGTGATGTAATATATCTAAAACATAGATTAGACTCATACCTAAGAGACTATGTTCCCAATGCCACTACACAAGGCACACCATTTATGTATGCGACAAAAGATGCTGACACAAATGGTATAACAATATTACTGGGCCCAGTACCTTCAGCAACACTTGCTTATGAGGTGGATTTCGTGGGTCTAGAAACAGGATTATCTGTTTCCAATGCTAATAATTGGATAGGAGATAATGCAGAGCAAGTTTTATTATCAGCTTGCCTATATGAAAGTTCCTCTTTTCTAAAGGCACCCGATAGTGTAAACTTGTATAAAGCTCAGTTTGATGAAGCAATAGCTTTGTTTCAACAAGAGATGCAACGTAATTATAGAGCAGAATACGAAGGAGGTATTTAACAAATGGCAATTACACAAGCAATGTGTACAAGTTTTAAGGCAGATGTTTTAAATAAAGAACAGGATCTCGAAGCTGATACACTTAAAATAGCACTTTACACAAGTTCTGCAACATTAGGAGCAGCAACTACTGCGTATTCTACAACAAATGAAATATCAGGAACTGGATACTCAGCAGGAGGTGTTACACTAACATCAACAACAGTAGCGACCACTGGCACAACTGCATACTTTGATGCGGCTGACCCAGAATGGACAAGTGCAAGTTTTACTGCTAGAGGTGCTTTAATATACAATAGCACTAACGCAGATAAAGCTATAGCAGTTCTGGACTTTGGTGGAGACTTTACAGTTTCAAGTGGTACATTTAGGATTGTATTTCCAGCAGCAGGGGCTTCAGCAATTATAAGGATAGACTAAAATGGCAAGTACATACGTTAATGATCTTAGACTTAATGAAATGGCTACTGGCGATGCCAGTGGTACATGGGGAACAATAACTAACACTAACTTAGAGCTTATAGGTGAGGCTTTAGGTTATGCAACACAAGATTGTTTTGCCTCAGACGCTGACGCCACAACTACAGTCGCAGATGGTGCTACAGACCCAGCTAGAGCGATGTACTTTAAAGTTACATCGTCAGCAACTTTAACTGCAACAAGAACATTAACAATTGCACCTAATACAGTATCAAGGCTTCAGTTTATAGAAAACGCTACAACAGGCAGCCAGTCCATAAATATATCTCAAGGTAGTGGGGCAAATGTAACTATAGGAAGTGGTGAGACTAAGGCAGTATATCTTGATGGTGCTGGCAGTGGAGCAGCAGTAATTGATGCTTTTGCCACATTTCATTCAGGTAACTTCAAAGTAACAGGAAACCTAACAGTAGATGGTGGCACAATCAAGCTAGATGGTAATTATCCAACTGGTACAGGTAACGTAGCTTTGGGTGATACTGCTTTAGATAGTTTAACAAGTGGAACTCGTAATGTTGGAATTGGCTCTCAAGCCTTAACTGCAAATACCACAGGCACACAAAACACAGCAGTAGGTTATCAATCTCTTAGCACCGTAGTGTCAGGAAACTACAATACCGCAGTTGGAGATGAAGCACTTTTTAGTAATACAGGAAGTAATAATACTGCTGTTGGAAATGATGCACTTTACTCCAACACCACAGCATCTAGCAACACGGCTGTTGGTTACACTGCTATGCTTACTAACACTGAAGGTGCTAACAATACTGCTATGGGAACACAAGCACTTAGAGGAAATACTACTGGAAATTACAATTCAGCTTTTGCAGAAGGTGCTTTATACACTAATACTACAGGTAGTAATAATGTAGCGATGGGCAGACTGGCTTCATACTCAAATACTACAGCATCTAACAACACGGCAGTGGGTTATTCAGCATTACTTACAAACACTCAATCAAACTATAACACTGCTATAGGGGTGAACGCATTACTTACGCACAGTAGCCATACAGTAAATGCAGATAGTTATATGGTTGCAGTTGGGTATAATACTCTAGACGCAAATACAACTGGGGTAAGAAGCACAGGTCTTGGTGCATTGTCTTTGGGTGCAAATACTACTGGAGATGACAACACAGCAGTGGGATTTCAAACTCTTACTTCCAACACCACAGCTAGTAATAATACAGCCATAGGTCGTTCTTCTTTAATATTTAACACTACAGGAGCGAATAACACTGCAGTAGGTTATCAATCTCTATACACTAACACCACAGGTGGCAGAACTGTAGCTATAGGACATTCTGCATTATATACACAAAACTTTACTGGTGGAGAAATAAGCTACAACACAGCAGTTGGTTTTGAGTCTATGTACAATCTTAGTGATGGTACAAGTAATACGGCACTAGGCTATCAAGCAGGAAATGGAATAACTACTGGTGATTTCAATGTTGCTATAGGTCGTAATGCTTTAAATGCAACCAATACAGCATCAAGAAATGTTGCTGTAGGATATAACGCACTTGATGCTTTTACTGATGGAGGTACGCCAGAAAATGTTGCAGTAGGATTTGAAACATTAGGTGGCTTAACTACAGGTATTGCTAATACTGCTTTGGGTGGACAAGCAATGCTTAATAGTACAACTGGTTCTTACAATGTAGCGGTAGGTAAAAATGCCCTCTACTCAAACACCACAGCAGATAACAACACAGCAGTGGGATATCAAGCAGGACTTGGAAATACAACTGGCAACAGCAATGTTGCGATTGGCTATGAAGCTCTTGAAACAAACCAAGCTAGTGATAGAAATGTAGCTATTGGTCTACAGGCTCTAAGAAACCACAATACTACAGGAGACAGTAATAATGTCGCTATAGGCTATTTTGCAATGTACGACAATACTACTGGTGTTAGTAACGTAGCTGTTGGAAATGATGCTTTATCTAATAACACTACAGCAAATTCCAATACTGCTATTGGACACAATTCTATGCTCAACACTATTGGAGGAGCAGAGAACACTGCTTTAGGAAGTGTTTCTTTATATTCTAATTCATCTGGTCAAAAAAATGTAGCAGTAGGAAGACAAGCCTTATATAACAATACCACAGCATCAAGAAACACAGCAGTAGGATATCAAGCTATCCTAACTAATACTACAGGTGAAGACAATACATCTCTTGGCTATCAGGCATTATTAAATTCTACTACTGCTGCTCAAAATACAGCTATTGGTAAAGACGCATTTAAAGCAACTACTACAGGAGCTAGTAATACAGCAGTAGGGTATCAAGCAGGTACAAGTAATACTACTGGCGCAGGAATAACTGCAATAGGATATGAATCATTACAGTTAAATACGACAGGAGGTTACAATACAGCAGTTGGTAGACGTTCTCTACAAAACAACACCACTGCATCTAACAACACAGCAGTTGGTTTTGAAGCAAGTTATAGTAGAAATGATACTACAGGTAATTCAACAGCATTAGGCTATAAAGCACTTTATAGTGCTACAGCCTCAAATAACGTCACAGCAATTGGATATCAATCCTTACAAAATACTACAGCTAATAGAAATACAGGATTAGGCACAAATGCAGGTTATAATATTACAACTGGTCTTTCTAATACTGCATTAGGTTCTAGTGCTATAGGAGGTGGTACTAATGCTGTTACTGGCAGTAACAATATTGGCATAGGGTCTTGGGTAGATGGTACTATAGAAGGACCGTTGGCACTTCTTTCATCTGGTTATAGAAACATAGCTATAGGTAATGGTTCTCAAAGGTCATTAACTACAGGTTATCAAAATGTAACAATAGGCTATGGTACTTTAAAATCTAGTACTGCTGGTCATACAAATACAGCAGTAGGAGATGAGGCTTTGGCTGCGAATTCATCAGGTGCTGGTAATACCTGCATTGGTATGAGAGCAGGGGATACAATAACTACTGGCACTCAAAATGTCATGGTAGGCAAGTTGATGGATGGTGGACAATCTGGCAGTAATAATATTGGAGTTGGTTATGCTTGTTCACATGCTGATTCTGGTAGTAATAATATTATGATAGGTTATGCTTGTGCTCCATCAAGCAGTTCTGTATCAAATGAAGGAATACTTTCAACATTAAACGTAGCAGGTAAAGGTGCAAATACCTTTTTTATTACACCTAATGGTGGGGGTGTTTATCAAGGCAATAACTCATCAGCTTGGTCAACAGTTTCTGATAGAAGAATAAAAAAGAATATTGTAAATAACACAAAAGGTCTTGATGCTATTAATCAAGTACAAGTTAAAAACTTTGAATATAGAACTGAAGATGAAATAACTGATTTTGATAATCCTAAATCTGCTGTTGTTAATAAAGATGGTATTCAATTAGGTGTTATAGCACAAGAAATACAAACTGTATTACCAGATATGGTTAAAGAAGAAAGCACAGGAGTTTTGACTGTTACTCCTGACAATATGACTTGGTACTTAGTAAATGCAGTTAAGGAATTATCTGCACAAATAGCAGAGCTACAATCTGAAATAGCAACTTTAAAAGGAGAATAAAATGTCAGATGAAATAATACAACCAACAGCAGAAGAAATAGCACAACATTACACAGCTATGGGTCACTCAGTAGACCTTATCAATGCTATCATTGCAGGTACAGCAATGGCAGATGATGAAGCTGAAGAAAAGCAAGAATGTGTTGATAGGAACGTAGCACACTTAGAGATTATGGTGGCTAAGGACTATTGGACAGATGAAGATATGACAGCAGTTAACTCTGCAATCACAGCAGGTCAAGGGTACACAGCATGAGTGAGAATGTAATTACTATTGATAACAAAGAGTACAACCCAGAGGACTTGTCTGCACAACAAATTAGATGGGTACAAAAACTACAATCATATGCAATAAAACAAGATGAGCTTCGAGAAACTAGTGAAGAAATTTCAGTTTTGCAAACTCAATATCTAGGAAGATTAAGATCATCATTGGAAAAAAATGATGACGAGGAGCAAGAGGAAAAAGCTGGTTAATGGTCAAGACTACTGAAGTAAAAGCCCAACTAGATACTCACGAAGCGGTTTGTGCAGAACGCTGGAAGGAAACTATTCTGCGTATTAAAAGAATAGAAAGTATAATGATTGGCGTAGCAGGAACATTAATGATTTTTATGGCAACGATAATATATAAAATGTAATGAAAACGCTGGAAAAAAACAGTAAATACGAAGAATACGATCAAGATGGAGATGGCATAGTAACTGACGAAGAGTTATCTCATGTCAAGGAAATCAAAAAAACTGAAGATGAATTAAGAAAACATTTAGCCCAATTAAGGATGGCTAGATACACACTGATCGCTATGGGTTTATTTACTGTGGCGATGTTTTTTGTTGATATAGAAAGAGTTAAGGCGTTGAGTGATATTTCAAACCTATTTTATTTATCAGGTGCTGGAATAGTTGGGGCATATATGGGCACTACTGCATGGATGTCTAGAAAGTGACTGCGTTCATGCTAGTCTGCTATTTGGGGGCTACAATGGAATTTATATACTTTAAAAACATAAATGACTGTTTGTCCTATAAAAATCTATTGCATAATCAAATTATAAAAAAAAATGATAAAGAACAAGTTTACCAATGCATGTGTAAATTGGTAGCTAATGTAGATACAAATAAAATGAGGGTGTACTAATGCTGACTGCTTTAATCGGGCCAGTATCTAATTTACTTGGTAAATTCATAGAAGACAAAGACATGAAGAATAAGTTGGCTCATGAAGTGGCAACTATGGCTGAGAATCATGCACAAGAATTAGCTAAAGGTCAGCTTGAGATTAACAAAGCAGAAGCTCAGCATAAATCAATCTTTGTTGCAGGTTGGAGACCATTTATTGGTTGGACTTGTGGAATAGCTTTAGCATGGCATTTTGTACTACAGCCATTAATAATGTTTTTGTTGGTTTTATTTGACTTTACATTACCAGAACTCCCTACTTTTGACATGGGTTCGCTTATGACTGTTTTAATGGGAATGCTAGGTCTTGGTGGTCTTAGAACATATGAGAAGCAGAAGGGTTTGACGAAATGATGTGGAATTGGTTGCGTTTATCTACTTTCTTCAATAAAATTGGTAATTATTTCTATTATAAACATGTTGAATGTTTAAGGCGTAAACAAGGAAGATAAATGGATATCGAAGTTTTAAAACAACAACTTATAGAAGACGAAGGATGTAAGTATGAAATTTACTTAGATCATCTAGGATATAAGACGTTTGGTATTGGACATTTATGCAGAGCTAAAGACCCAGAAAACGATATGGAAGTTGGAACTGAGGTGTCAAAAGAAAGAGTTGATGAGTGTTTTGTTGAAGATATAGAAAAGGTCATAGACGATTGCACAATACTATATGACAACTTCTATGAACTTCCAGAAGAGGCACAATTAATCATTGCTAATATGATGTTTAATCTTGGTCGCCCTCGTTTGAGTGCATTTAGAAAAATGAAGGCGGCAGTGGATGACCATAATTGGATAGAAGCTGCTATACAAATGGAAGATAGTAAGTGGGCAAAGCAAGTTCCTAATAGAGCTAATAGACTTTGTGAAAGAATGAGAAATATAGGGTTTGTTACATAATGCCTTTACAATTGATGCAAATTAAACCAGGTATAGTAAAGGATATTACTCAGTATTCTGCAGGCAAGAACGGGCCGTATTGGATAGATGGTAACCTTGTAAGATTTAAAAATGGATACGCAGAAAAAATAGGTGGTTGGGAAAAGGAAGCATATACTGCAGTAAATGAAGCAGGTGATGTCACCACTATAGAAACTACAATTCAAGGCATTGCAAGGAATATGGTGTATTGGAGGGCTATATCAGATGGTGAAGATAGAATAGCTATAGGTACACACAATCACTTATATATATTAGTCAACACATCACTTTATGATATTACACCACTAAGAAAAACAACAGAGAACCTTACCAACCCATTATCTACTACAAGTGGAAGTACAACAGTAACAATAACAGACAATAGTCATGGTGCTAGTGACAAAGATTTTATAGTTATAAATTCTGCAACTGCCACTGGTGGTATATCTGCAGATACTTTTAATAGAGTTGAAGGCTTCCAAATAACATATATAGATACAAATTCTTATAGCATAGAAGTGCCAACCGCAGCGACTAGCACTGCAACTGGTGGTGGTACAACTATAGATATAAAGTATTTGATAGGAATAGCAGCAGGTTTAGGTCAGCAATCAGCAGATCCTGCACTTGGTTGGGGTGCTGGAGGTTGGGGAAGAGAAACTTGGGGCACACCTAGATCAGTAACAGAAAGTGATGTTAAATTAGAAAACTCACAATGGAGTTTAAACCTATGGGGTGAAGACCTTATTGCAACTGTAAGAGGTGGAGCTATTTATTATTGGGATACTTCAGTAGGCGAAACAACAAGGGCATCTTTAGTTTCTGCTGAAGCAGGGGCAACTAGTGTGCCAACGACTACAAGAGTGTCGATTATATCTTTCCCAGATAGACATTTATTAGCTTTAGGCTCTGATCCAATAAGTAGTAGTGGTAACATAGACCCAATGCTAGTTAGGTGGTCAAATCAAGAAAACTTTGTAGAGTGGCAACCTACTGTAACAAATACTGCTGGTGACCAAAGACTAGAGGTAGGAACTAAGATAGTAGGTGCAATTAGTGCTAAAGACGAAACATTTATAGCTACTGACGAAGCAGCTTATGGTATGAGTTTTATCGGGCCGCCATTTGTGTTTTCATTTAGATTGTTGGCAACAAATTGTGGTGCTGGTGCAAAAAATGGTATTATGTCAGTAGACAATACTGTTTATTGGATGGGTAAATCTAGTTTCTTTATTTATGATGGTATTGTAAAAGACTTGCCATGCCCAGTTCAATATTTTGTTTTTAATAGAATGCAAATCAATTATATTGATAAAACTAGAGTAGGGCATAACAAAAAATATAATGAAATTACTTGGTTTTATGTAAGTAACGATAATTCAAGAGGCACTGATAACCCAGAGCCTGATAGTTATGTTACATACAATTATCAAGAATTAGCGTGGACTGTAGGCACATTAAACAGAACAGTATGGTCA